TTCTAAAAGGAGTGTATCGGTCATATGACCCAGTACCTTTTAAACTACCCATACCATACTGAACGATGATATTACCAATCTTCCTAACATTTGGATGACCTTTCATTGAGTCCATATAGGTCTCAGCATTTCTTTGAAGGTCCTCAGGTTTTTCTCTTGTATTGGACCCCATCCAAGATTTGATATTGTTTAATATTGAAAGTAGAGATGGTTCCGAATCATTAACCAAGTATTCAAGGAACCCTTTCTTGTTTTTGAATGCCAACAATAGTTTGTTTGTAACAAATCCTAATAACATTTTGTTACTAGCCAAATCCTTTTCTTTATTAAGTCTGAACAAATAATTGATTACATCCTTTGTTGTTAAACCATATTTGGCGAAGTCTGCTGAATCGACAGTTGATATTAATCTAATGTCATCAGCAGGAAATAATTCTTTTGGTGATATAATTTGTGATATAGTTTCAACGTTTGACCTTGCCTGTCTGAAAGATTTTGAAGCGTCTTTCTCAGCTCCGACTTGTTTGTCGTGGTGGTCAGTATGAATAACAAACATTGGTTTACCGTGAGCAAAATCAACTAAGACCGGCATTACATCGCCAGACGCATCAGGTTTTTTAACTGAGAATTCTTTATCACCATACTGTATAACCTCACTGTCAACAACTTTAATACCGTTATCTTCAAGGTATTTTTTCATTGCAATTGCCGTTGTCACACCATCTAAGTCTTGGTGAAAATATATTTTAGCCTTTGGGTATCTTTGAGCCAAAGCCTTGATATCTCTTAAACCTGATTCCTTAATTATTTTTCTCATACTCAATGATTACATTGATGGTGCCATACTTAAAAGTACAACGTCATAAGCTCTCACACCATTCTTTTCTTTAAGTTTACACAAATGATTAAATTTATGTAAATGATATTGTTGCATTGTCATATTTTCCAATTTACTCAAACTATCGCCAGGTTTGATTTTATACAACATTATGTTTTGTACCCCTTCGTTTTTAATGTCTTGAACTAAATCTGATTTAGTAAAACAATATTTTGCACCGGCTTCAGTTGGTTTAGGTCCTTTTTTAAGAATTTCTTCCGCTTTTTTAACATAAAATTCGTGAGGTTGGAATTGTTCATTGACAACCTTTTTAATCAAATCAGTCAATTGTGTTTCCGTTAATCTAACAACTTTTTTCATCAGTATTTAAGTGTTAATAAGTATTTTAATTTATTTATAGTTGCTAACATCTCATCTCTTAAGTTTAATAAGTCAGTGTCAACTCTTGAATCAAGTTGGTCTGTAAGTGATAGTAAAAACTCACATATCCCATCAATAAAATGTTGTAATGACATAGATTCTAAATCTTGGAACATAATTGAGAATGACTCGGTAAATTCAGGTCTTCCGTATTTACCCATCATTGCTTCAACAAATTCATCAATGAATCCGTCTAAACTTTCATAAACGTTTCCGTAGGCTTTATGTTTCGCATCGTAGGTTGTTTGCCAGTGCATAAACCTGAATTGTGTTTGTATTTGTACTAATTTTAATATTACTTCTTCTTTCATTTTAAGCAGTCATTGGTCCTTTTATTAATGTATTCATAAGCATACCCACCATATCCATATTTTGTGAACCCAAAGACAATTCTTTATCACTGTCTTTGTTCATTTCATCTATTTTTGGGAAATCTTCTTGTAAATATTTTTGTGCTTCAGGAGTTTTTTCATACTTCTCCATATTGGTTAATAACTCGTCTTCACCTCCAATCATTGTTGCAAGTTCATCGGGCCCAACAAAATTTGCAACCCCCAAGTAATCTAAGAACCCCAAATAGAATTTAGTCTTACCCATCAAAACTCTTATTTTCATATTACCATTTCTCCATAAATCAGAAACTCTACCAAATCCTGCACCACCTCCATAAAGAACTCTTTGTAATAAATTTGGTTTGTTTAAAATTGTTGGGTCCAAAAATTTTTGTCTTTTAACCAAAGCCTCAAGTCCTTGAACTAACTCTTGTCTTTCTTTAAAAGATTTGGTCGGTAATCTTTTTGCCAACGAAGCCGCTTCAGTTCCAACACCTCTAAAAAGTCTTACCCACTCTTTGATTGTGTTTTTAAAACCTCTTGTAATTGCACCACCAGGTAAACGGTCAATAAATTCATCAAGTCTTGGTGCCCATTCTCTACCTTTTCGTGCTAAAGTACCAAGAGACCCTTCACTCTTAGCAATTTGATTTAAATATTTTTGGGCAGTAACTGTATCACCAGCATCAATTGCTTTAGACACCATCCTCATTAATTGTGGAGTTTTACCACCAACTTTCATTGCACCCATAACTGATTTACCTAAAGCATCTCCAATGTAAGGAACAACAGAAATTAATGATAAAAAGGCATAAAGGTTATCACCTTGTCTGTAATAAGATATTGCGTTTATCAAATCGGCAATTCCTGTTGGGTCTACAATTCCAATCAAACTTAACACATCGTTTTTCCAGTTGTCCTCGTTAAGAGTTTTAATGTTAGTATTTTTTTCCAATACCATAACACTCTTAATAATTTCAAGTTGTGATTCCGTTAATATTACTTGAGGCATAAATTCTTTTACAATAAATACCAAGAAGTTAAAAAGAAAACCCCCACTTTTTTAGTGAGGGTTCTGATTGTTGAAATCGATGACTTGTTGTCTTCGTTGTTCTACGAATAATCCGACTCTGTCTCGAGCCACTTTAGAATAGTTTGGACTCAGTTCAATACCAATCCATCTTCTGTCAAGTGTCTCAGCGGCGACCAAACTTGTACCTGAACCTGCGAATGGGTCAAGAACAATGTCATTCTTATACGTAAGAATTTTGATTGCCTTGGTTGGAATATCCATTGAGAACGTGGCTTTAGTTAGACTTCGTGTGTCAGCAAAGTATTTCCACTGTCCGAAAACCAAATCGATGAACTCACGTTTTTGTTGTTCCGTATACATCATCTTTGGTCTCATATTACCATCCTTACCTTCTACTTCTCCCATTTCGCCAGTCCATTCAGGTTGACCTTTTACTTTCTTAATGTGTTTGTTTTTGTATGCCAAAATAACACATTCTTTTGGGTTATAGATGTAAGGGGCTGAAGGGCTCATCCAAGACCCCCAAGCCGTGGTACGACTTCTATGTGGTGATTCTTCTTCAAGGTCAACAACTCCGAAGAATTTGTAACCAATCTGTTTCATAATCTGCCACACTTCACTGACCATAAAGATTCTACCTCCTTTATCCTGACGGTTGATTTCGTATGGGATGTTAAGAGCAATCCTACCATCATCTTTCAATACACGGTATGCTTGTTCCATCCACGAATATGTAAATTTTACATATTCCTCCCAAACCATATCATCTTCGTGAACATCATAATCGATACCAACACCATAAGGTGGTGATGTAACAATCAGGTCCACTGAACCTTCAGGCATCGAAGCCATCACTTCAATACAATCTCCATTAATTACTCTTCCAATTAAATCTTCCATATTATAATCCTAAAATTTCAAGGGTTTTATTCACTCTACTTTGTGGTGACAAGTTTCTTTCATAATACTCCCTTGCGTTTTTAGAAATATAACTTAAAAATTCGTGGTCATCAACAACCTCTTTGAATCTTTCCTCAATCATTTTTACGTGGTGAGGTCCTGATAGTCGGTCACTGGCAACTCCATTGTGTCTTGGCATATCATCAGGATATGGAACAGAAATGTAATGTACGTTTGGAATTAACTTTTCGTGCATTTCAACTTGAAACTCAAATCTAATCAATGGCATTCCAATCGCCATACATTCAATGTCTCTGTAACAAAGTTCTCCCACCCCTGCCATAGACAACGACACTTGGTAATCTATCATATCATTGAAGTATGCTTCAGGGGTTGTTGGTGTTTCGGGGCAATACAACAACTCATCCGAGAAATGTTTTAAAGCGGGTCTTTGTGAAACATTACCTCTGAAATACATTAAAGGTACTTTGTTTTGAACGTGTTTTCTCTTATGATAAAACTGTTCCAAGTCAATCAAACCAGATGGGAAATAAATCCAAGGTGAGTATTTGTTATAATTGTTATCGACGTGGTGTTTAATTTTGTAATCAATGAACTGTGAAATCAAAACCTTCTTACACAAAGGATTGTGTTTCTCGTTCATAGTTGCATAACCCAAGTCATCAGAGACACTCATAATCCAAAACTCACCAGAGTCAGCATCTTCAATAACATATTCACATTCCAACAATAAGAACTCTTTAGCCAGACCTTTTTTTAATTTAATTTCTTGTCTGTCAAAGTGAGCATTGTCAAAATGTCTGTTCTCAATAACCTCATATCGTTCTGATAGTTCTTGGGTTAATTCATCCCAAAATAAATTGTAATTACGATAGTATCGAGTTTTGTCATTTGTCGGGTTATGAACTATAAGTCTACGATGAGGTTTATCACCATTTCCACTTTTATTCTGAACCTCACGGTTGAGATACCACAGAGCTTTATTCAAATCTTGAAGTTCCTTGTCAGTCCCCTTTTTACCTGCCCTTGAAATATATTTTACAGTATTCCCAAGATTAAATCCTAAGTCCCAAGCTTCAATAACTTTTATTGCTTCATATGGATTATTCTTTCCCCCATAATGTTGAGGGTGATTTACTTGTTCACTCATATATTAATCGTTATAAATTGAACCACTTTTATTTTCAGACTCTTCGAATTGATGTTGTTCCATAATATCTTTAAGTGGTGATTTTTGAGTATCAACTTTAGTATTCATATTATGAATAATCTTATCAAGAGTTAATGCAAAGTCCAGAGTTTCTGATATGATACCAACAATTTTATATGGGTCACCATTTGATGCCGGTCTACGGTCTTCAACATAACCTTTCCATTCTTTCGATGTTGACAAAGGAACTCTGATTGACGCACCTCTGTCGGCAACCCCCCAACTAAACTTATCAATAGATTGTGTTTCGTGTTTACCAGTCAAACGAAGATTGTTGTCAGAACCGTAATTGTTAATGTGTAACTGATGACGTGAATCAAACGCATTAAATATGTTTTTGAAATATTCCTCGCCACCTTCATTTCTCATCTTGTCATTTGAGAAATTGCAGTGTAATCCTGAACCATTCCAATCACCCATCACAGGTTTAGGATGGAACTCAATCTTAAATCCATAGTCCTCAGACATTTGTTGTAAAATGTATCTCGACATCCACAAATCATCACCGGCCTTTAATTTACCTTTGGAGAATACCTGGTACTCCCACTGACCCAATAAGACCTCGGCGTTTGTACCTGTAATTTCAATACCTGCCAAGATACAATTTTCCATATGAGTATCCACAAATTTTCTACCGTTAACTTGTCCGTTACCTACACCACAATAGTATTTTCCTTGTGGTTCAGGATATCCATTCTCAGGGAAACCCAAAGGTCTACCATCTTTCATAATGGTATACTCTTGTTCAAAACCAAACCAAAGGTCCTCTTCTTCTTCCCCAACAAGACTTCTTGTATTTGATACGTGTGGAGTCCCATCGGGATTCATAACCTCACACAACACCAAGAAAGACCATAGACCACCTTCGTTAAGTGAGTTGTGATAAACTCTAACAGGTTTCAAAATACAATCAGAAAAATGTCCGTCAGCTTGTTGTGTTGATGAACCATCAAAACTCCACTCAGGGCAATCCTTCAGTGTTATAATATCCCCATATGGAATATTCTGAAGACCAGTCTCTTCTTTTTCAATCACCTTAACCTTACTTCTAAGATTAGGTTCTGGTTGATACCCATCCAACCACACATATTCTAATTTAACTTTCATATTATTTAATTTTCTTTTTTTACAACGTAGTAACCTTTGGAATAACTAGACTCCTCAATCAATCCTTCATCCATTAGTTTATTTAATTTAACTTCAGTTTCATTTTCAGT